GCAAAGGGTGTCCCTCTGGGTAAGCCAATCCCTGTGATGGTAAATCAACTAGCTCAGTTGGAACAACGAATGATAATTGTTGTCTTGGTTGTTCTGTTTGAGTAGGTGGATTGACTACTTGCTCTATTGGTGCATCTTGATTGAATTCTGCACCCATTCTATCTTCATTGTTTCTCATTAATACCTCTAATTAATATTTTATAGGAATATATCTAGCTGATTCGTAGGCTATTTCTACTGAATATTCCTGTAATTCGTCACTTGAATAATCGTTGTTACCAAAATCAACACTTTTAATCCAAGGATTCCTTAAAGTCCAATAACCATTTGCAATCGTTTGTGATTGACTTTTTCTTATTACTGGTGTTGTTACTAAGTCATATATTTTTATATCACCAAAAAATTTAAAATATACACAACTAGCTTTAATATATGAATCCATACTTGTTTTACAATTTGTAGATTTATCTATTGTTGATGCTGTATCGCCTTTGGTAGAAAAATTATTTGGTCCAACATAAAGATAACCAAACCCTTTAGCAATATCAAGTCTTTCTTGCTGGGTTGCTGTGGAATAAGAAATTTTTTGTTCTGGTGTTAAGGTATCCATCCAAGCAGAAATTGTATTTTCTGGTTTATCATATGTACCAACACCCCAAGTATGTGGTTTTGGAGCAGAACCGCCAAACATTGAGGAATCCATATCCTCCACCATTCTACTGAAGAAATGCTCTAAGTCATACTCAGAGTAGTTGCTAGGAGAATCAGTTGCTGGTGGGATTGTTTCATCATCTGGTGGTGCGTATGGAGTAACGCTTCTTACTGCTAAATTTTCTACATCACCAAATTCGTCAAAGTTAAAATTCTCATAACGATTTATTATGTCAATAAATTTAATTGTGATTGGTGTCCATGATACAGTACCAATGTTTCTTTTTGTCGGGTCTGGTACATTACCAAACCAAGTTCTTGTTTCTACATTATTAGCATCAGCAGTATCAATTGTTGGTTTTGGTTTGGTAATACTCTTAATTAAATACTGATATTGATTTTTGCTATATATTTTGGATATAACTGAGTTAGGCCCAAATTCAACAATGAATTTGAATTTATGTTTTGGATTAGTATTAAAACCATCATAGAAATATGGGCTTTGAAACATTGTTCACCCGATTATGGAGTTGGATAGATTACGCCAGTACCTTTAGGACTATTGCTAAATTCTGCCCAATCGTATCTAATCTTTAGTGTAATGTCAACTACATCGTCTGAGCTATAGTCTCCGTCACCAAAAGTAACTTCTTTAATCCAAGCGTTCTTAAGAGTCCACTCTTCAAGAATTGCACCGTTTGAATCAAGTGACTGGAACTTAACACCGCCCAACGAAGTGGTGCCAGCATATTTAGAGAATGTTCTAGTACCACCAGCAGTTACACCACCAGAAGTCATAGCTGCTGCTGTTAATGTAGGATGTTGATAACCAAACTCATGCAACAAACTCATGATTGAGAAAGTTTGGTCAGTTTGGTCTGATGTTGTAGCACCAGATGCTACACCATCTTTGTCTGTACCAGCAGAACTATCTGTTCTATCTTTTTCATTAAAACCAGCAGCATCTACTAGTGTGATACTGACTTCTTTCCATTCAAGTTTGCCGGGAAAGAAGAAGTTATGACCTAAAAATGAATGCTTTGCTTCTGATATAGAGAAAGATGGTTTATCAGCTTTCTTGATAACATAAGATGGAATAACAATATTTCTCGCAGAATCACCAGTTATTGTTACAACGAACTTAAATTTTCTCTTTGGTTCTACTTGCGCTTCGCTCCAGAATGCCATAGTTTAATTCTCCCTTATATCCTTAAATAGTATTAGTCAGCAAAAGATGCACCAGTTCTTGTAATATTGAAGTCAATTACAATGTATTCTATTGCTCTTGCTGGCTTCAAGAATATTTTGGCATATAGAACATTTCTATCAATCAAATCTGGTGTTGTGGTTGTTTCATCGAGAACGATGCGATAATCGGTAAGACCCAATCTTCCCTTAACACTAGCTAACAATGGGTCTACTTCTGCAATGAAGCGTCCCCAAGTTACTGAAACGTTTTGGTCGAAAAGGAGTCTTGATGCAATTACAGAAATCTCTCTCTTCAAGAAAATCATCAATCTTCTTACATTGATACGGTCTAGAGCAGATGCTGTAACTTGAAGTGTCTTTTGACCAAAGATTACAATACCCTCTGCTGGGAACTGAGCAATTGGATTAATGTTTGCATCATACAAGCTATCACGCTCAGATGAAGACAATCTTCTTGAAACACCCAATACTGGTAAACCAGCGTTACCACTTGATAATCCGCCTCTTGTGAATCCTGCTGGGGCAAACCAGAGTTCGCTTGTTGCTTGACCGTAAGATAGGGCACCCAAAGCAATTACTGAAGGTGGAACCCATACATTTTGTAGGTTGTATGTATCTCTGATTTGTACCCAAGGATAGTAAGTGGCACCATAGCTATTGTTAATTGCTCTTGTTTTAAAATCAAGCACGGTTTGTGTTACAGTAGTAGAAGAACGGTCTGCTGGTGAGTCCGTAGATTCTGTCTCTGGAATATAAACATTTGGCAAATCTATGATACCCAATGCATCGCCACGGGCTTCGCAAGTTGCTAAAACGTGGTCTACAACATTTTCATTTGTAACACCGGGTATTGTAATGATATCAGTTACAACTCTTTCTGGGTCTGCAATTGTGTCAACTGCTCTACGAAGAGTGTATAGTTGGTGATTATTCAACTCAGTACCAGCAATAAGATGATTACCAAATGGCTCTGCTTCTGTGATATCAAGACCATCATTTCCACCATAAAGTGGCATTAAGAACTTATCATAACCAGCAGCTAATACAGAAGCATAACCACCAGTTGAACCAGTAACGCTAGCACTTACTGCGGTGATTGAAGTTCCAGCAGCGCGTGAGCCAGACAACCAATAGGCACCAGTTGAAGTGTCTACTAAATCATCTAATGTAAAGTAGAATGAAATTTCTCTATTTGCATCAGAAGCAACGTAATTATCATACATTGATGGTGGTGGACGAAGAACGTCTTGATAACTTCTATCTACCAAGGCTCTTGAGCCATATTTAGCTACATCAAGACCGAAGTAAGCTCTGGTTGGTCTTGACAAACCAGCATCAGAAGCAGAAACTCTGAGAGCTACTGTTGGGAATTTAAATGAACCTGTAAAATCCAATGTTCCAACGTCTAAGAATGGTGTTACACTTGTTGCTCTCAATGCCGAACGATTAACGAATGTATTACCCAAACTGGCTACTGTAGAGCCGCTAGAAGCTGTAAAGCCTTTGAATCTTGGTGGACCCTCAAATCCGAAAGGAAGGAGCAATGGGTCAGTATATCCTTGTTCAACTTCTTGTTCAATTTCTACATAGACATATTGAGATTGATTTGCATAATCGCCATACTCTGAGTAACGTTTCTCAACATCATCCCAAGCAAGATACTTAGTTCCAATTCTCTTTCCGATGTAATTTGTTGAAGTTGGGTCTAAATTAAGATTTCCAAAACTTTCGATTACGGCTGGGGATGCATCTGAGTCTGCTGCACTACGGATTACTACCGAAAAGCTACCATAACTTTCATATTCGTTTCTTGGTCCTTTAATATCTTCAATAGCAATTTTAAGATTTTTGCTTTCCCACTCACCAGAATCAAGTGCTGAGATACGGAATAGTTTTGTTTGATTTGCCGCACGATAAGAACTAGTATCGGAGGTTAAGTCTTGTGAAATAACGTAACCTGTTTTTGCTGCTGCCATTGGTCTTCTGTGAACAGAACCATAATTTGAACCAGAAGCAAGAGGTGCTATAAATCCATATACTTCACCAGCAGATGAAGAAATAGAATCAACTAACTCTTCGTATGAACGTATGAAAGATTCACCAAGCCAATATGATTTAGCATTTGCTGTTCTTGTTATTGCAGTATTAGTTAATACAGGATTTGTATTAAAAACTTTTCTTATATATTTTGCCGAATCTTTGTTCATATTGAAAGTAATAGAAGTACCAGCACCAGCAGCATTATAAACAATTGCCTTAAATTCTGCTGATTCTCCTTGTGACTTTAGAAGAACATTTGAGCCAGAAACCGTACTAGAAGAACCAGCTCTTGTACCAGAGAGAGCCATTGAACCTTCATTCAAATACCATATAGCAGCAAGAGTACCATTGACAGTTGTAGCAGCAGCACCAGAAGGAGCTAAAAACAAACCATATGCACCACCACTTGTAGCAGCATCTGTATTATCTGTTTTCCAACCAGCAGAACCTTGTTGACCATTTGAAACATTTGCATGTTGTGTTCCTAATATTCTAACAATATTAATACTCTGATTATTAGCCAACCAAGCTTGTGCAGCATAAGCAGCATATGTTGGGCCTAATGTATTACCATCACGCCACACATCTCCACCTCTACGACCAGCTACTGGTTGACCAAATACATCAGTTAACTCTGCTAATGAGCTAATACGTACTGGACGCATTGCTGGTCCCTTTTGGAAGCGACCAATAACAGTTGGACCTACACCAAATGGTGACGCTGGGAGTTGTGATTGGTCAATCTCGTTTACAAAAACGCGGGGAGAAACGAATTTAAATCTTGTTGCTGCCATGCTAAAGCACTCCTAATACGGTAATAATTTGAAAATCATAAATAAATAGTGTTATATTATCTCAAAAGACTAATCTTCTCTAAGTATTGTTTTTTCTCTACCAATTTTGACTTCTACTGCATTTTCTCTAATAACTATCTTTGGCTTCTCTTGGTTTAGGTCTGAACCAAAAATACGCCCCAATACTTCAATATCTATTTTAGATGTATATAACTTTCTTTCTTCTGCAAGATTGTTGGAATTACTAGTTGTTCCAAAATCGCCTTTTATGAAAGCTTCAAATTTATGTTTGTCTTTAGAAACAAAAACAAAATGTTTAGTGTTTCCGTTCTTTGCAAAGAAAGGAGTTATAACTTGATTAAGTTGTTGCATAAATTCACATTTTATGTTCAATGTATATGTGATATTTAAATGAACTGGTACTGGAACAGTTATAGTTTCGTATACAGTTTTTTGAATTGCCCGTGGGTCACGTAGAGAAAATCTCTTTGACGCAACTGTAGCTCTGGTAAAATTGTTGGATTTATCTTGTTTAATTCTGCGTGCAACAGTTAGATAACCACCCTGCTCATCATTTACTGGCCTTATATTGGCTGGAAATGCCCCTGTTTTTGTTGGGTCTTTATTGACAGATGTTCTCTCAATAGTTATGATTGGGAGCTTAACCATACCAGAAGAATCGCGAATATCTTTATCTGATTTCATCTGGAAGGCTCGTTCTGCTGATAACCAAATAACAGGAACCTTCTTCCATCCCTCTGATGTTTGTGCCCATACATTCATAGTTTCATTCACCCATTCGTAAAAAGCAGTATCTACTGTTTCAATTGTGGATGGGTTAAAGTGTAGTTCTTTTAATTCTGCTTCCATGTTATCCTACAAATATGTTCTGTGGTACTTTAGAAACAGTCTTTTGAAGATTTTCTGCATCATTGGCTGTTTGCTCTGCAAGTTTGCTATATGTTATCTTCTCAAGCATTGTCTTCAATTCTTCTCTTAACTTCTCTTGCTGCTCCTTACCTTCAGAGATTAATGCTGTTCCGTTTAGTGTCACAGATTCACCGGGAATGGGAATTGTTGAAAATTTAGAACGTATTTGTCCCAATATTTCTTTACAGAGAGCCAAGCAGAATCTTCTAATCCATTGCTTACCAATAGAGTTGATATTCTCATATGGTAAGTTTGCAAATGGAAGTGTGTTCATATTGTTGATACCAGCAGATTGATTGGTGCCAGCATCATTGCTGCTTTGCTTCCAACCATCTTCTTCTACGCTAAAATCAATCCAAAAGTATGAAGGAGTAAATGAATTTGGAACTGGAAAGATTCTAAGCTTATTATTTATAATCTCATATGAATAGTGAGAATTTCTAGTGTAAATAGAAGTCTCATAAGCCATAGCTTGTAATTTGTTGTGCCATGCAGGAATTACTTCAAACGTGCTATCATCTGCATATTGGCCGTAAGTTGACAAATTACCAATTACATTTAGACCACCATAATATCCAAAAAATCTCCACATTGAAGCTGGTGTTCTGTAATAAAATCTTCTTACGGTTATTTTCTTACCAGCTAGTGAGCCAGAGAATGGAACAGGACCACCAGTTGCTGGGTCGAAATTGTTTAACGAAGCTGACTGTATTATAGCTTGAATATCATAATCTTGTTGTTCTTCTACTATTGGTATTGATGCCGAATAGATTGAGGAGTTCATACCTATACCAGCCTCTTGAGCAAACGCATCACCAAAGTGACGTAGATAATCTAAATTATATTTTGGATATGCTAACTCTGCCTTTCCACCAATATCGTTTGTTAGCTCACCAGTATGGTCAAATGTACCAGTTGTTTTTCCAAGTAACGTTGGTAGTGAGTTTTGTGCTTGATGAAGATTGATAAGATATGAATATTCTAATACTGCTTCTTCATAAGCAGCATAGACATTACCAACTGTTAATTCAATATCTAGTACATCGCCACCTAATTTCTTATAAACATAAGCAACTTGGTCGGCTGCACCAGATAAAAACGATGTTGAGCCAGAGTATACTGCAAATGGTAAATATTGGGTGACTTCTGATGGGCTTCCAGTAACTGGTAAAACTACTGCACTTAAAGTGCTTTGTGGAAGCAAATTTGGAACTGCCATTAAGAAGATACTCCTTCAATGGTAAATAGTTATAAATAAAAGAAAACCCCCGACTATTACTAGTCGGGGGCTTCTTTATCTATCTAAGATAGATTAGGAACCGCTCTCACCGAGGAGGCCGCGAACGACAACAAGACCGTACATATCTGGTCTGACCATCTTCTTGGCGTAACGGGTCATGACACCCTTACGTGGAACGAAGTCGTCTTGACCAAAGATGGTAGGAGTGACTTGTAGTGGTACATATGGAGCATAGACGTAACCAGATTCAAGGAAGCTGGAGCCTTTGCGACCAACGAGGATTACGTTACGGAGGAAGTCTGCTGCAACGTAGATATCCCACTTCTTGGAGATTGAGCCAACGTTGACTGCGCCAACTTCGCCCTTCTCGTCTTCGTGAGAAACCTTGGCTCTGAAGCCAGAGGTGAACTCAAGAATGTTAGCAACTTCTGGACCACATACGAGGAAGTTTGCACCACCACGGAGAGTCTTTCTGTGGATTTGAGCTGAAACGTCATTAATTGTTTCAATTAGTGTTTCATACCACATTGAGACTGTACCTGTGAAGTCTGGAGCCTTAGCTTGGGCACCAATCTCCAAACCTGTTGTCTTATTGACGAAGAGGCCGGGGGAACGTGACCAGTAGAATGTACCAGCGGTTGCACCTTTGATAAGGTCTTCCATGATTTCACGGTCAATTTCAAGGGCTACATGCTCTGACAAAATTGAGGTAAGCTCAACTTCTGCATCCAAATTGTGGTATGCGTTGAGGTCTTGGCCCAATTCTGGTGACCACTTGGCCTTGAGTTTCTTGGTGATAGCAGTTACGCTGATTGAATCGACTTTGATATCGATTTCTGGGATAGCTGAAGTATTCTCAAGACCCCAACCTTGTGCATCGTTAGCACCAGCGATAGCACCAAGAGCATCAACACCAGATGGTGAGGTTTGGAATTGGTCTACTGTTGGAGCTTGTACAGTAAGGTCGCCAGCAGCTAATGTGCTGAATGAGGTAGCCTTGTAGAATACAACTCTTGCTGTATAAGCAGCAGAAGTGGCATCTGTAAGACGACGTACTGGTGCAGAGCTTGAAGCTGCATCAACAAACTTCCAAGCAACGAAGTCTTGCTTGTTAAATCTTGACCAGTTACCAGCAGTAAGAGTTACATCGTAAACAGCTACATAGTGTGTTGGATTGTCAAGTAAGTCTTGGTCCCAACGAATATAACCTTTGTCAGCCTCTGTAAGTGCGCTGATTTGTGATGCAGTTACAACTGAAGCAACCGAAGCAACGCTTACTGAAGCGGTTGGTGATGAATAACCGTTGTTCATGCTGTAGAAGCCTTTTTCTACACCACCTGTTTGACCAAGGTTAACACCGCCTGTTACTTGCTTACCAACAATACCTTGGGCATATGGTGACTCGCCAGCAGTTGTACCAAGTTTGGTATTGGTGTACTTGAAGTCGAGGAAGAAGATAAGACCGCTTGGGAGGCTCATTGGTTGAACGCTAACAAGGTCGTTAGCAATCAATTGAGCGAATACACGACGAACGATTGGGAATGCTACTGAAGCGAAACCTTCAACGTCGCCACCAGACATTACTGATGCTTCGCGAAGAAGCTCTTTGGCTTGGTTCTCAAGAAGAACGGCCATACCAGCACGCTTGCGGTCGTCAGAGATACCCTCTAGAAGACCAGTCTTTTCCCATTTGGTAAGAAGGGCTGCGCCTTCTCTTGCGAGGTCACGTTGAACCATGCCCTCTGTTAATTTTTGTACGATTGACATTATATAACTCCTTAAATGTTATTTTTT